AACTCAACCCGCAGGACTTCGATCCCATCTTCTTCATTGAATGAACTCCATACAGTCTCATGGTGACGTGGAGCGTGTCTCCAAAACCAACGCATCATTCAGCTCGCCTCCTTCAGGAAGATGTCTAGGAGCCTTCGACAGTGCGGGCAGGGGATAGTTACCTCCAACGTCCTTGTGACGGCAGGAGTATCGTCTATGGCCTTCATTCAATCACTCTCCCTCTTTGTCATCAGCAACGTATCCCGCGTGTGCAAATCCCAAAGCAAAGCCGATCCGTGAGTGCCGAGGATCTCCGCTATCTCTTCCATGTCAACTTCTCTCGATGGATGCTCCATGACCAGTTGGGCTCCATCACAACATAGCTCCTCTTTCGCCATGAAGCCGATCACGATAATGGACATACTCACCGACAGTTCCCTTTCAGCATACTCAGGATCATCGACAATCCAGAATCTATTATCCATCTTCCAAAACCGTTCGCTTACATTTTCATTCATCTTCATCTTTATCACCTGTGGAGGGCCGGCGTTCAGTGTGGATGCACTCGTTCTCCGACCCTCCAATTGATGCGAGCCCGTATCATATAATATATGCTTCGGTTGAGTGAGTCATGGCTTCTGGGGCTTCGCCCCATCAGCCACACCACCTCCCGCCGTACCTGTTCAAGCCCACATTAGCCACCGGACTTCAAGATTCTCTAGTATTTTGAGTGAAATCGGGCCGATTAGGTAAGGTATATGGTCGGTATACTCCCGGTATACGGGCATGGTCGCCACTGAACTGCTCGTTTTGGGTGTTTTGAACGTGATTTGCATACTATCGATTGTCTCTCTGGGCCTGTGGATCAGGATAGAGCTTGCAAACATGCTCGATCTACTCGATGAACGTCTTGCTATGGCTCTCAAGAGTACCATGGATCGACTAATGGAAGGCGGGATCGGGGAGTTTGAAGCCCCGAACCCCATTCAGGGCGCAATCGCCCAGTTAATTCAAGGCATGGCGCAGCAGAAGTTGAACACAATCGACGCAACGGTAACGAACAGAGGTCCGGATGGACAGTTTGCAGCTATGGAAGAGACATAGTGGACATAGTGACAATTATTAGCGAGATTTTCATTCATTCGCGTCATGCCACGCAGGAAGAAAGCAAAAAGGCGACGTTCACCCAAGACAATGAGCTTGATCAATCTAGCAGAGAGCTATGCATACGCGACCACGATCACCAGTGGCGTTTTCGGGAACTCCCCGGTCGGATTAATCGGATTCGGTGACGCGGGAGTAGGCTCAACCGCGATGACCACCACGAACGGCGGCTTGACGCTTCAATCAATCATCGGGGATCCCGGTAATTCGTTCGATGCGATGCAAGCAAACTTCACCGCGAACTACCAAGCAATGGCCGTACAGGCAATAGGCATCGGTCTGACCTTCAAATTCGCCAAGAAGCTCTTGAGGAAGCCGATCAGCAATGTGAACCGGAATCTAATGAAGCCTCTCGGAATCGGAGTGAGGTTGTGATTCTATGGCAACCAACACAGTGAACGGGGTGCTTGTGTGTGGAGATGGAACAAACATCCCATTGAAGACAGAAATCGCGGAGGGTACAGAAACATCGCTCCAAACTGACAGTGCATACACCGTGTCCAGCATGGACGTAGGAGATTACGCGCCCGGAAAGACCGTCACCGCTGGACTTGTGTCTTGTGACAACGGCGTGGGCTACTGCTACATACTCTCGCAGGGCCTTGTGGCTGCAATCATCCCTTGGAGTGTCAAGGGAGCCGTCTCTGACGGAACACCCGCGCTCTGCCAACCTTATGTTTTGAAGGCTGGTGACATCGTCAAGTGCATGAGTCAGACAGCAGCGGACCGCGGATCATCTGCCGCAGTCTATACCGCAAGCGGAGTCTCTAGGATCTTCCATGTCACCGCGACCACCGGAGCTACGAACGAGCTTGTCGATCTACAAACTGGCAACTCCATAGGAGACACACTCCAAGGGCAGACGATCACGAAGTGGTACGGGACTTCCGTTGACGGCAACAAGATTGAGACGCAGGGCTTCTATGTTGTCGATGCACTGGGTAACGTCGTCGGTTCTTGCAGCGCAACGAACCCGATTGTTCAACAACCGCTGTTTTCTTTCGCTCGCACTGGGATCGCGCTGAATTACAAATTCCAGTACCTCACAAACGCATGAGGGTGATTGAATGGCGCGAAAGATGACCAGAGCAGCCGGACGCCGAAGAATGGCGGAGATTCTCTCGAAGGCGAAGAAGCTCTACATGAGAGGCTTCATCTCAACCAAAGACCTTGATGCGATTGAGAGAATCGTCAAACTTAGATCCAAGCAATGCTAGTGAGGTGTGGGCATTGGTGCAAGTACCCAATCCGCAACTACCCGGATATGGCGGTCAAGCAGCCAAACCCATTGGGTGGCAGGACTCGCCATACCAAGATTATCCCGGTCTACCCGGAACCCCAACACCGCCGATTGTAGATCCGATTGTAGATCCGGGGCCGTTTGACCCCAGAGGAGCCTTCCAGATCCCCAATAACTTCTGGGGATTCGTAATACTCATGCTGGGGCTGAGGTAATGCCGCTCCCAGATGCTCCAATAGAATCCCCTCGCGTGTATAAGTTGTTCAAGAACACCACTTTAGAGAACGTGACTAACGATGATATCACCCTAGTGGGCGATCCTATCACCCTCGAGCTCCTCAATGAGGATGAACTCAGGCGATTAATCCTCTGTCAACTGGCGAGATTGTCAGTCAAACAGGAATGGGACGGACTCCTAGGGTGATTGTATGCCTCTGCCAGACGCTGTCAAGAGATCTCCTAGGGTCTATACCAACCTCCAACACCTCGATCTAGACACTGTAACCTTCGCAAACATCCAGACTACAGGCAATAACATAGCTGTAGAGGAAATGAACGAAGATGAAATGAGAAGATTGGTCTTGTGCAATCTGGCCAGATTGGTTTGCGCGGGGGAGTGGAACGGGCTCCTAGATGCTGGTGGAGCACCTGATAACGCTATGATGATGAAACTCCCGCCGATTTCGAACTCGAGCTCTACGATCCTACCGCAGTACGCCCACATCTCCGCGCCTTACGGTAGTGGCACCATGGCAACCCAGAGCGTCAGCACGGATCAGCCCCTGTACGTTCCGATTACAGCTCGAAGAACAGACACTTTTGATGACATATACCTGTATGTTACGACGGGAGAGGGCTCAGCTGCAAATGTTGACCTCGGCTTGTATTCTGACAACGAAGGACAGCCCGGGACCCTGCTCGGACAAGCTACCGTCGATGTCAATACGAGTGGGCAAAAATCCGCCGCCCTAGTTGCTGAGAGTGGGCAGTCTCTCTCGAGCACGGCCGGAACTCAGTATTGGCTAGCGATGGTTCGGGACTCAGGAGTGGGGGCTTTCACTGTTCAAGCGTCAAACAAGGCGAATTTCGCACAATGGGCTTGGACGAATCACGGCACTCAATATGGGATGCTGAGCCAGTCGGGGTCAGATAACACACTTCCTGCCACTGGTGCATTCTCCACAGGCTTCGCATACAACATGTGCGCCATAGGCGTGAACTACGGGTGAACTCATGGATAGAACTTGGCAGAAGTTTGAGAATGGCGTCGAGATTGACTCAGGCACGCATGAAGTATCGTGGGAGCAAGTTCGTTCTGCTCGTAATCAAGCCCTGTCCGCCTCCGACTGGCGCGCTCTCAAGGACGTTACTTTGTCAGTACCATGGCGTGCCTACCGCCAAGCTCTCAGGGATATCACAGGACATCCAGACGCGAACACCGCCGCGGATCATTGGCCGGAGGCTCCATCCGATGAGTGAACTCAGTGACAAGGCCAAAGAAATGGTCATGGAAAATGGTATGGCTTTTTTGCTCGGCTGGATTCTCGGAATGGGCTTAGGACAGCAATTGTGGGACTCCATAACCGGGGTGCTTTGATGTCGAAGAACAAACCGAAAGAAACTATCGAGTACGTCATTCGGATGCAAGACAGAGAGCGTGAAATGCTCGACTCTCTGATCGGGGCGTATCAATTCAACCGAGTTATGGAGCCCATCGTGAAATTAATGAACGATGTCACAGGGATGGCCGTCTTTCTCTCGATAGTAGCTGCAACCGGTCTAGCAGGTACTACCTTCGTATTGAAAATCACCACTGGCGGAGAGTTGACACTTGAAGGACTGCTTGAGAGCTTCTGGGTTCAACGGATGGAAGCCCACGAAAAGCAGAGAGCGGAAACAGGTGCCACCGGTCCTGCCGCGGGTCAAACCGGGACTGCCTTCTGGACGGGGATCTGGTACAATCTGATGAACCCGAACTGGTCATGGTTCGGACCACCTCCTCAACAATCCTGAAAATGACCCTCCAAGTAGGGGGTAAACGCTCACGATTTGAGGCCGGCCTTCAAATCTCGAACATGCCTCTCTAATTCACGAATGTACTTCTCTCTCGATTGGACTTTGTGCCATAGCCCCTTGAGGTTGTTGGGGCCGTTCTCCTCGTAGAAGATGATCGCCGCAGAGACGTTAGCACTCTTCTGTCTGGATGGCCAGCGTGAGCGGATCGCGTAAGCTGCTTCTGAAATGGTCGCTGAGATTAGGTGCATTCAATCACACCGTCCATAGGTCAAGCGTATAGTTTCCTTTTCTCTGAAGAGAGATCAAGGTGTCATTATGATTACCGCCGGTGTTAACAATCCAGATTTTCACCATATCGAACTGATTGTGTCTGGCCGTATTGAAACCGAACTTCAACAAATACCCGCCAGGCCTCAGGATGCGGTTAATCTCGCCCATGCATTCATTGATGTAACCGGGCTTCGTGTAAATATTCAAATCGCCCATCGGATAACGGTCGGCTTGATTCGAGGAGAACGGCGGATCAAAGATGACAGCATCGAACTCACCCGATGGGAGAGAGCAGAGAAAGTCAACAGCGTCCAGGTGATGAACGGCACTCGTTTCGGGGTCGATGTCGTTAGTGTGTTTTCCAGCTATGCCGCAATTACGTGCGAATGGGTCAGCGATACGCATACGTTCACCTGAGAGGTCGAAAAGCCTCCGATAGAGGTATTTCATAGCTGATTGAAATCCCTTCGTTGTATGAGTGTCTAATGAGATGTCGCTGGTGATCCGGACAATCTCTAAAGCGGGTGGAGGATCGGCGTTCAGTGTGGATGCACTCATGGACCGACCCTCCATTTGATGCGAGCCCGTATCATATAATATATGCTTCGGTTGGGTGGGTCAAGGCTTCAGGGGCTCCGCCCCCTCGCCTCACCACCTCCCGCCGTACCTGTTCAAGCCCACATTAGCCACCGGACTTCAAGATTCTCTAGTATTTGTCTGATATTCGGCATGATTTTAGGT